GGATTTACCGCCTTAGTCAAGGAATCTTGACCTTGACACCGGTAGTAAACCCATAGGGGCGGAACCAGACTCTAAAGAGGAACGTGGACTTATTCCAAGCCTGCCTTTCCTTGATCTATTAACCCCATTTCGAAGTGTACAGCTCCCTGAGTAACACCCAACTGTCCAGAGGTACATCAATGAAGAACCGACCATTTCGGGACTTCCACAAACTGTGGACCCCTAATGGCCTTTTCTGAGGACATCAGCCTCAAAGACCCTCTGGACCTCCTTGCCTTCTGCCAGACCAGATTCATGAATCTGAGCCACTCTCCCAAGCGTTGAGCATCTCCAAGTCCCGTCGATGGGTATTCGACTCCCAGCCGTAAAGCCGAGAGAATAAGAGATCGTTTGAAGGGGATTTCTAAATCCTCTTCATCGATCCGCCGTTTCTCCATCGGTAGGTTAAGGGACTTGGCGATCTCGAGGCACCGGTGTAAGGTCGCAGAATTATACTCCATTTTTGGTTGTGATAACCATTGGAGCATACCATTATATTCTGCTGACTTACTGCCTCCGCATGAGAGATAGGCCGCTATACGCCTATGGTCTGGCCGGATCAACGTACTCGGATCCCGGGTACAGGGTAGTCCTAGACCCCCGTACCTAGGATGAGTCCACCAACTTATATGTGGGACCCTATCAAGGAATGGCCTGATTTTCGACAAGAAAAGCTTCATCAGCTTATCTTGCATCTCAGGACAGAATCCCTTGATAAGAGCCCTCGCACGCGACGCAAAGGTGGAACTCTCCGACACCGTAGCCCCATACATTAACTGCATGGGCTTATTCCTTTCGCACCCTCTGGCCTGAGTACCATATAGGAGGTTTGCCTTTACTATCGGGATCTCCATCGGGTGATGGAAATCAGTAAAGTAAGCCTCACTGTTTAAGATGGCCACCTTGCTGGACATGTAATTTTTTCCAGCAGAGGGAGAGAGACCTCCGACGGAAACCAGATCGACCCATCCCTGGTAGAACTGTGGCGGTATTCTGAATAGAATATCATCACCGTTTACCATTATCCCGCATTCCTTTATCGGGATAGTACCTGTGCGCTTAAAAGCGCATTGCTCCAGGTAGTGCCTTGTCATAGCTAAGTTAACTATGCAAAGCACAGGGAATGACAGCGGACTACCCATGAGTTGTCCCCAGAGCTGTCGGGTCTGGTCACCTTTCTCAGAGATCTCGTGCTCCGTGAGCACGCGATGGAATAACGCCCTAAATTCAATAGGCAGGGCTCGGGACTGGTCTTTTCCAGTCGGATCCGTACTACGCAAGGAGTTGCATAACTCTTCTACTACCGCTGAGCTTAATGCCGGATGTATATTGTCTGTGGCGGCACTATAATCACCTGAAACAAACAGTGATTGTTGTCCAGGGAAAAGCTTCTCTCCACAACGCCGAACCCAATTAATATCAGAGGGTTCAAGCGGGCGGTTTGGGAGAGCGGTAGCTCTGGTCGACTTCAAAAGTGACCACAAGGCTTTTTGCATTCGAGATGCCCTGTAGTACTCGACGGCCGGTCCCATTGTGATAACCCTTACTTTGAAGGGTTCTAAGACCGGGCTACGGCGACATTTGATTGTCACGTCGACATCAGCAGCGCGAGTGTTCTCTTCTAGCAATTTAGGGTCGTTCCAGCCATAGACTGGAAAGACTTGGCCCTTATAGTAATACATGGCCAGGAGAACAGGCGTTTGAAGAGTTAAATCCTCCGAGACAAGAGCCCCAAGTTGACCGCCTTTGGAAGCGGGATTTTCGAAAGAAGCGGAAATTGACGGGAAAAGCGAACGAGTCACCCTCCCGGTCCAGCCTTCTTTCCTGGCTTCAGATGCCAGCTCTCTGACAGTCCGACGACACTGAGTCTGAAGGATGTCAAGTGTGTGTCCGTGAAGAACCTCATTTTCGTTTCGTTCTTCACACAGCGCCTTCAAATTCTTATCTAAGGCCGCTGTTACCTTCCTCTCAGGTAGAGGAGGGGCCGCCCTCTTTGCTTGATAGAGTGAAAGGGCGAGGGAGACATCTTGCTTTCGTCTCCTTAAGACACACCTCAGGTTAACTTTTCGATTTAACCTGGCTGAGAGGAATCTTCCGTGCTGTTCTTTAAGCACAAACTTGGGCAATTCAGGCACTGGAGCCTGATCCTGGACGGCGCGCGCAAGCAGCCAGGCAGTCTGATATTTGAGGTAATCTTCTAGATTATCCTCTAGGCCGTATATTGTATATTTTGTGGCCATTTCAATCAGATCTGCCCTGGTCGATATAATACCATACAGTTCCAGGATGTCTCGGTAGGTTATGCACATAGTTGGTATCAGGAGACGCAAATAACTTGCATCCCCGGGTGTCACTCTTTCTCCCCTCGAAAGGAGATTAAGAAAAGTGGCGAGTGGTAACCGGTCTAACGGTATTCCTTCAAAAAGGTCTACCGGTAGACTGGACTCCCAAGTGCCAGCTTCCCTCAATGGGAGCTTCCCGCACTGGTCCACAAATCCAGCAATCCTCCCTACAACATTTTCTAGGAGGAACTTAATGAGCTCGGTATTCTGAGC